GTTAAAACACCATGGCTACACAAACAGGAATAGACGCGACCGCAAAATTTGAAATTAAAACACAAGAGAAAGCTGAGAATACTGAACCGAAAGGGAAAAAGATTGAATCAAGTCCATACTTAAGTGGTGACCAAATTAAGAATGATGATGGACCATTGTTATCGATTTTCATGTTACAAGAGATATTGGATAAAGTGCGAGAAACACAAATTAGAACACAAGCAGCAGGACAAGAGTTAGAAGCGGCGCCTCCAGATGTGAAGAATCTATTAACACGCTTATTAGGACTCAAGGACTTAAAAGGTTACAATATTATTTCGAAACTTCCGGTTAGTTTTAGATTTATTTCAGCACAATCAGAAAATCGCTTATTTCGTGTAAATAATTTTAAAGAGAGAATTTCTGAAATTGGGAAAGACTCAAAATGTGAAAATCCTTTAGAATTGTTAAATGTTGTATTACAAAGAGTTAAGTACGTAAGGGAACAAGGATCTTTTATATTGTATGATGTACCTACACACTTTGTAAATGGTAATGAAGTACTAGATCATGATGCTTTAGGGATGGACGTCACTAGTATGTCTTCATCACTAAGTCCAGCGAATAGATTCATGTTACAAAATCAATTGGAGGAGTTTTTAATATCAAATCAGTGGAATGAAAAAACTTTGATGGATGTGTTCAATGGGGCATGTGACGACGCGATTTATAAAGTACATACAGCCTTAATGTCTTACGTTGAAAATGGTCAATTACATAACTTTCGACAGTCATTAAACTGGTTACAGGCATATGGTGAATGTAAAAATATAACTTATGATTCACATTATTTGACCGATGTGTTTAGTTCTGAAAATCTCTACTGTCTATCTTATAAATTACCTGTTGATCCAAATGTTATATGGGAAGTTCCAAGATCAAGTATATCAAACATGATAATGAATGCGGCTTTAGGCTTTCCAACTGGAGCATATGTCTCGCCAACAGCACGAATTGCTTCGGTAACAGTTACGTCAAGAATAACAACGAATACACCATTCGCTCAATTACAATCAATGGTACCAACGGAGGCTGTTATGGCTGATGTTAGAAAAATCTATTTTGCATTATGTTATCCAAATCAAGTTTTAATCGATATTAGACAGGAACCCGGGCATCAAATTGATCCGATCATACAAGCCGTTTCTGGGTTATTTGGAAAGATGATGTTTTCATATGGGCCAAGATATTTTAATATAACAAGAAGAACAGCTGGATTATTTGACAGAGGATGTGCGCATTACTTACAAATGATGACCGATGATAGAAGAACGATACAAAGGGGGCAAAGTGGAGAGGCACTTGATTTTATGATTTTACAAGGTGGTAGACAATTTGATTGTAGAAGATTAGGAAATGATCCTGATACAGGAAGAGGTTTTAATAATTGGAGAGTTGATAGTTTAAGGAGAAGGGATACGCCTTATTCACACGTTAGTAGAAGAGTATGTTATTTAGGTTATGATTCTGAGGAGGTTTTAGATGAAAGATATTCTGGAAGTGATTATACGTATCCGTTACATGAACTTTTGATGGAAGCATTACTTCGAGCGTGTCATGTCGCGGAAAAGAATTATTTACAACTAGTTTTACAACATCATGTAGTTAGGTTTGCGTATATTAATCAGGTTATTAATAGAGATTTACTGTCCGCTTTTACCATGCCAGACGACAAATTTACTGAACAAGGGGATGCGATTCCAAGGGATATTTTTACAGCTGATGGGCCAGTCGTATTAGACGTATCATATCTTTCAATATGGTTTGCTTTTAAACTTAGATTTTTACCAACAGACAGACCGGCATTAATGATACAGCAGCCGTTACTTGAGAGTGTTTATGCATCACATTTGTCTTTAGTAAAATTAGCTGCAAAAGAATTAATGAGTTTTGTCAGTTCTAATCCTGGGAATTTTACAACATTGAAAGCCTCAGATGTTTGGAAAATTGTAATGAAAGAAATGCCAGAAGTTTTACACGATATATTAGATATGATTGGACAGAGAAATTTTATTACTATGAGGGATGTAAATTCATGGATTGAATCAGACTTAATGCAAGAATCAATGTTATTAACGTGTGACTTAGAGGCTTGGAAATGCTTATCCACTCCAAATGATATAATGTTTGTTAAAGACGTTTTTATACATGCGGAAAATATTCCAGAACCGGTAGTCGATGATATTGAAGTATTTAGACGGGAAGCTTATTATTATACGAACATGCGAGATTCTTTACCACCAAATGAGAGATGTGTATACTTGAATAAGTCTTCTATGTTATCACGAGCGGGAGAAGGTAGGTTTAAATCTAGTATACGGAGTATGATAGATGACGGAGATTACATCAAAGTTGGAAACTCTTTGAGACCTTTAGTATTACAATTTTTTGAATCGATGCCACCGCAAAATATCCGAGAAGCGTTACCTTTTACGTATAATGTAGATAGAACATCAGGACCATTAACGAGAGTTGTGGTATCACTAACAGAAAAGATTATAGGGTACGTGCTGTTGTATACGGTAGATAAAGATTTTATGCCAGATGAATATGTGAGTTATCTACCATCAAAGAATTTAACGAAAATATCATTACAGAGTTTACCTTTCTCACGCGTTGATGCATCAACTGCTTTAGATGTAACTTCTCGAGTATTTCAATCTTTTAGAAAGAAGGTAAGAATTATTGATTTAACGGAATCATTAGAAGTTGGAGCACAGCTTGCTTCTCTCGCGTCTCTGACTGTGTAGATTGTATTCATGATAGTATGGAATTCAGCCACCCATATGAGTCAGCGAATACATGGTGTTAAGGTAC